TCGGCTGACAGCTTGGGCTCCCTTTCTATACCTGCCCTCAAATATCGGGTGAGCTGAGCCGTAGGAATAGACCGAATTATCCGTATCCAGTGGATTTATGAGATAGCCTTGGTTGCCCTCAATAAACAGGACATCAGGGACAAAGGATAATAGCTTGCTGATAACTGTCTCCCCCTGGTTATTGGGATTGATGGCAAAATCGGGGTAGAAACTGGTTATGACTGACGACTGGGATTTAACCTCAAGCTTTAGGCCGACCCGGGAAAGGACAAACTCAAGGATTTGCTTAACATTCATCTCGGTGGAGTCTTTATTCCATCGGAACTGGTGTCTGGCTCTCCAGTTTTGAATTAGGCTCCAGCCATCAGAGCAATATAGAAGAAAACTTGCCCTACCGGCAGAGCTGGTATGCTCATAGGCATCAAGGATAAAGGTTTGTCCTAGGCTGACCTCATTACCGGCCGGGTGATGCATACTGTCCGACATCATTTCTTAGCTCAACTATTAATCTACCTGATGTCGGGCTGGTTTCTTGCCTCAGCGATAGCACATCGGCAGTTAAGGTGATGGTCTGCTCTGCCTTGCTGGCTCGCCATACCCCGTTAGGGCTTGACAGCCAGCAGTAGTCACCATGGTGAGCTATGGCTAGACCGTATTCTGAGGATATCAGTGAACTTAGCCTCAGGAATGGAGTGAAACCAGAAAGGGCGATTATAGGCTTCAGTCCCGGTAAACCTCTCCACATAGAAGGCCCGATAGACATCCGGTTTATCCAAAAAGGCCCTATGGTATTCAAAATTACCATCTGATGGGGCTGAGGAAATGGGCTTTAGTGCTGACCAGGTGCCAGCAGCCACCTCACCACCATCACCATAAACCAGTGACCATAGCTTATAGTTGTCGTCGGTATCTTTGCCGGTAATGATGAGGTTCCAGTCGCCATCATAGACAGTAGCCACGCCAGATAAATCACCGGTTGACTTATCCCAGGCAACACTGTTACCCCAGCTACCATTTATCCGCTTCATGACATACAAGGTAGCCTGGTTGGCAAAGAAAAGAGCGATGTCCCCATTGGGCTTATAAGCGGCGGCGATGCCATTGATGGCGGTGGTTGGGGTATAGCCCAGGAGCTCGGGGCTACCCCAGTTGACGCCGTAGTCGGTGCTCTTTAACTGATAAATCTTGCGGTCACTCTTAATCCAGAAGATAGATACCTCAGCCCCTGATGAGCAGCAAGCCACAATAACGGCACTATACTGGTTAGTATAAACCCACTGGCTGAAGTCAGAATCCGGGTTGGGGTTAGCTACTCTCTGGCGATAGAGCTTTCTGGAGTCGGCGGGTGGGGTTATCCTGGCCCTGATAAGCGAGCCATCGCCGGGCATGGTCACGGCGTGGAAGTAGTTATCCTCCGAGCCAGTGTAGAGCCTTGTCCAGTCGTATCTTACTACTCCGGCAATCTTATTCTTGGCTTCCAGCTTAACATAAGGGGTTCTCGTCGCCTCTTTCTGGGCAGCTAGCAATGTTTCTGACAGGCTTCTCATCACTTTACTCCACTTGTATTACAGAGCGCCGGCAGCGACAAGACCGATAATCCAGAGACCTTCAAACTTATGCCAGGTGTCACGCAGGATATAGGTCCACGGTCGGCCGCCTATCCTCAACCATAGGGCTTTATAGATATTTATCGCCATTATTTCCCTCAGAGCTGATTTTTACTTCGTTAAGGCCCATAGTCAGTTGATTTGGACACCGGAGGAATGTAGGGTTTATACAGGGAGCGGAGCCTAACCCTATTTCTCCTGCCCAGTCTCTTCAGCTCACTCGTAAAAAACTTCAGCTTCTCGTTCCCCCAGGCTAGGAACTCCCGAGGGGTAATAGTACCACCAACATTAACCCGGTTAATAGCGTAGGAGGCCCACTCCACAGCAGCATAGCCCTCAGCACCAGTAGCCAGTTAGAGCCATCGGGAACCTCATCGCCGAACAGCGTTAGGACATGTCCCCATAGAGTGAACCTTTGATAGCGGGGTGGGAATTTGTCCACTGGATACTCCACGGCTTCCACCACAACCCTATCGGTCAACGATGACATATCAATCTCCCTGGAGCTGGAGGTGGTGGGCAAGGTTGCCTTTGCCGGCAGAGGTACCGCCTCAGAAAACTCCTTGAGGGCGTGAGCAATGTGCCTGTCCAATTCTTCATCAGTCCAGCGGTAGTTCTCTGAATCCTCATCCTTTAGGTCACGCCTGACCATGGTTCTCATAGTGTTTAAGTCCATAATTTCGTACCTCCCCCCTTGGTTGGTGTTTCTATCTTGACTATAAGAGAATCGGAGCCCTGGCCAAGTTCACTGTCAGCTACGGCAATGGCCTGCATAGGAGTGCCCTCTACCCCAGAGCCAGCATCAGAGGAAGTCTTTGGGGTTATTGCTGTATAATCAACCTCAACATAAACCTGAGTGCAAACTGTACACCAGCCAAAGGCAATATGTTCAGCCTGCCGCATAGCGATGCCAGCTTGTAATTTATCTATCTCATCCCATGTCCAAGCAGCACCGGTAGCGGGGTTCGTGTCCCACTGGTGAGAGTAATTTGCAAAACTGGTAGTTACTGTTTCCTCGCTGCCTTCACTAACGGTATCAGGAGCACCGCTTCCTGTGCCCGACTTGATTGCAATCTTTAGGCTAACTTGGTCTGGCTCTCCATAAGCTCTGCAACGGGCATACACCTTGATGAAATTTATAGTGCCACTGCCTACAGCGTGGTCTGCAATGTTATACAAATCCCGAATGTAGGTACCATAGTTATCTTCGTGAACCTCAGTTGAATCTTCATCAGGTGTCTCCTCGTCCACATTTTGGTAGTGGTTAGGGCACGCTGCACCAGCTTCATAAGTGATGTTACATTCGTCACCAGCAGCATTTGGTCTTAAAGTTTCAATACTCATCGCCACATTCCTCGCAATGCTACTCTATCAGCTTCCAAAGCCCTAGCCTTAAAATCTTCCCTAGAGTTAAACCCAAGCTGTTAAAGCCCTGTTTATTAAGTTCAGCCAGTAGTTTATTCAGCAGTGGCGTGTGCTCTTCCGGTATGCCTCTATGCCAGGGCTTGCTGTGTAGCTGGCAGTGGTCTTCTCGGTAGGCATCAACTGCCTTTCGCCCTTCTAGAACCTTCAAACGCATTATCTGGTTCATCTCTTGCCTCGCTAGCTCAAAGTGATGTTAACTTCCAGAGTCCAGGTACCACTTGATTTTGTGCCCAGTGAGTCAACCTTTCGGTTTAGGCACTTACCACTGGTTGATTGCTTCACCACCCATTCATTCCAAGCATAGTTGGCTTCACTGTCTCCAAAGCTAGCCTTAAAAGTTGCCTTTTGATTAGCCGAAGTTGGATAGCCACTCTCCATGCCCTGGTAGGTTTTATTGCTGGCTGCCTGTAAATCGGTCTGGGTAGCATCGGCAGCAGTATCGGAATCACCAACACCAATCTGGGCGTGGGAATTATCGAAGATGTGGTCAGCTCCGGAGACTACCCCGGTAATCAAATCCCATATCTCATCAATGCCAACATTAAGCAGGCAATTACCTTCGCCCTCGATTACCTGGTAAGGCTTGAACCTGTCATAGAAGGCTTGCTCTGAACCACGATAAGGCTCAATGTCCTCATGGTATTTACTGAGCTTGTAGTGACAAAGCCATCGGGCTACATCTTTGTTTTCCATTTTTCTCCCTCTTTGGGGGAGCCTCCTACAAGGCTCCCCCCGAAATCATTAGTTTTAGTCCTGAACGCCGATTAGAGCGGCTGCCTTAATCGAGCTAAACAGGGCTAGAGAAACGTACCACTTAACCCTAGTCCGAGAGGCGTCCTTGTTCTCCAGTGAGCCAATCGGTTCTACTTGCAGAAAACCGGGGCTGGTTAAGCCACAGAGAGCTCCCTCACCAAACTGAACGGCATAGATAGTGGAGCAAGTTCCGCCAGTGGTGGCTGTCTCCAGGCCATCAACCAGGACATGGGTATCAAGAATCCAGTCATTGACGCCAATAGGGACGCCATCCCACAGCTGGACGAAATTACCCCAGGTATCCCGGTCGGTATCCATCATTCCGCCGGCTGCCCTGACCAGAGCATTAATCTTTCGCCTCGAGCGGCGGCTCATTAGTAGCATGTCCGGCTTACCACCCTTTACAGCGTCAATAAGCTCATCCAGCTTAGCCAAGGTAAGTGTAGCTCCGGTATCTCCCATAGCAATCAGCTGGTCGCTGGCAGTAGCAGTGTCAATGAGCTCCTTGAGTCCGTCAAATTGCTTGGCATTTTGGCTTGGATCCCCGTAGATAACAGTGTCCTCAAACTTATCCCGGAGTGCCTTAGCCTTGAGCTCAATGACGGCTGTCTCTAGGTCCTGGACATTGCTGCGGGTTGCCTTAAGGAAATTATCGAGGTCAGCATCGCCGCCCATAATCTTCAGGTTGGCCGTTATCTGTTCAAAGGTTGGCGTGGACTCAGCCCAGGTATCACCTACATC